CTGAATGGCCCGCATGATTTTGAAAATATCAATGTTGCGAATGTTTCGATTGAGGATCTGACGGATGTTCGCAATCAATCTCGTGAAGGGTGGGACAGCGACACGCCAATAACGCTTGTCTCGCGCTATTCAACAACTGACAATGCGAATGTCAAACTTGTTGGCCATACATGTGAGGCAGACAGCACAGACCTTGAAACACAGTCTTCACCCGACGCGAGCCTGCCGCAATGGCAGCGGTTCATCACTCAGAAGGGCGCTGACGAGATTTGGATTGCCGCAAATTTCAGCGGGTTTTCCGATACTGAGGATCCGACAAATGTGATGGCGGTTCCTATTCGTATCCGAATGCGGCCCAAAGGATCGTCGCAATGGAAGAACCTGCCAGAGACCCACATTGCGGCCAAGACATATTCCGTTGTTCGCAAGCAGATCAAAATCATTTGGGGCGATGAAACCCCAAGCATCGGCACGCCGCCAACCATCAACGGTCCTTATGTGGCTTTCAAGGAAACGGTTGGTCAAGACGGTATTGCGGTATTGCCTGAAACCGAAGCATGGGTTGCTCATGAGCTGTTCAATGGTGGCGCGGGACTGACTGACACGGCGCGCACAAACCTCGTTTCGGACAGAATAGATTTCTATGTAACTGACGATGCATTTCCGCGATACGCACAATATGAAATTGAGATTATGCGCGGTTACGCACATGAAAAAGCTCAGTTTACCGCTGCGACTTACACCTATGACACCAAAATCAGAGACTTTTTCAGTTATGAGGATAACGGGTCAGCGAATATTGCGGTTTCATCCAACAAGACCGTTTCGCCGCTGACAATCTCGCGTGTTTCATCAATCAAGAATGAGCATCCAGTGCAGCGCTCCGGGTTGGCGTTGCTGGCCTTGCGCGGGATCAATGTGAATATCGCTGATGTTTCGATTGAGGCGGCACGCTATGTGCAGGATTGGGACGGCACTGAATGGGCCACATGGTCCACGACGGGCAATCCCGCGCCACACATCCGCGATGTGCTGACTGGCAGCCTGACCACGCCAACAAAGCGCACGCCGCTTTCCGAGATTGACCAAACCGGCTTGCTGGCGTTCCGCAGCTATTGCACAACATTCACGCATAATGTCGCAGCCATCATTGATGAAAGATCGATGGCCGAGGTTCTGACAGCGATTGCATCATCTGCCTATGCGCGCATGAAACGCTCGCACAATATCGGTGTTTCGATTGATAATGATAGATCCGGCGATACGTTCAAGCAGGTGTTTACGCCGCGTGACAGTCGCAATTTCAGTTGGGCCAAGACGTTCATTGAACCAACCGATGGCTTTCGTGTTCAATTTACCGACGGGGCTGATGATTGGGCCAGTTCAGAGATTATAGTTTACGGTGAGGGCGTAACGGCGGACACGGCAAGCCTGCTTGAAACCGTCAGTTATGACACGATGACCACCCGTCACAAGGTGATTGCGCGTGCCAAGTTCGATCTGAGGCAGAAGGAGTCCCGGTCAACACTTTATACGCTTGAGGCACCAGCCAAATACCTGACTTGTCAACGTGGGGATCTGGTGGGTGTGTCGAATGACATGCTGATCAAGCAATCCGGATGGGCGCGGATTAAATCTATTACCCGCAATGGTTCTGATGAAATCACGGCGATCGGTCTGGATAGCACTCTTGAATTACCGGATAGCGTGCCGTTTTGGGATGTGACTGATTTTTGGTCTGTGTCTGACTTTTGGGCGCAGGGCGCAAAGGCTTATGGTTATGTCCAAGCCTATGATGGATCAGTCAATTCGATTGGTGCAGTTACTGGAACGGGTGCGGACCCGCTGTTTTCGAATGCTCTTGCACCGGACACTGCAATTGTTAACGCCTCAATTGAGGTCGGCAATCTGATTGTTGTTGGCCCGTCTGAAGAGGTGTTCAAGCGCATGATCGTGCTGGATATAAAGCCAGGCAAGGATTTGACGGCCACATTAACACTGGTCGACGAAGCGCCTGATTTGCATGTGCCTGCCGATCAATACGGTTTGGCGTCTGGCACTCTTTCAATTGCAGGAACGGCTACTGCATCAAGCGATGTAAACACTGTCTCTGGCACAATATCGATTACAGGAACAGCAACCAGCCACGCGCCGAATGCAATCGCATCTGGCACAATGTCAATCAATGGCACTGCCAGCGGCTCTCTGGGCTTCTATGGCGCGCTTTCTGGAACATTGTCAGTCAATGGCACGGCAAGCGCTGTGGTGGCTGTGTCTGCATCGCTATCAGGCACATTGGCTGTCACGGGCACGGCAAGCGGGATTGTGCTTTTGGCGGGTTCAATGTCCGGCACAATATCAATCAACGGAACGGCAACTGGTGCCATTACCAAACCTGCGTCTGCAAGTGGAACCATTTCCATAAACGGCGCGGTAACTTCGCAAGTCCAGACGAGTTTCTGGGATGTAACTGACTTCTGGTCTGAAACTGACTTCTGGGACATCGGAACACCGTCCTAACAACCTGGCCACGGGCTCAATTCAACTGAAAATCTAAACATAAAGGGGTGACCAGCAATGGCATCAATGACCGACTATCTGGAAAATGAAATTCTGGATCACATTCTTGGGACAGGGGCGTTCACAATGCCATCAGGGTCTTATCTGGCCTTGTTTACAGCAGCGCCAAGTGACGCAGGGGGTGGAACCGAGCTTTCCGGCGACGGATATGCCCGCCAAGATGTGACTTGGGGCGCGGCGTCAAGCGCTGTTGCTGCAAACACCAGTTCTCACACATTCACTGCATCAGGCGGCGATTGGGGAACAATCACGCATTGGGGAATTTTTGACGCTGCGACAACAGGAAATCTGCTGTTGCATGGCGCGCTCGATGCATCCAAGGCAATCACAGATGGCCAATCGTTGATTTTCAGCGCTGGCGATCTCGATATGACGGCGGCATAAATCATGGCAGCAAGAAATTTTCCTACATTCGCCACTGATCCAACCGACAGCGGCGCTGGCACGCTGGACGCAAAAGAATTTGCCGCCAAGAATGCTGCCAACGGTAATTGGGTGCTTGAAAATACGCCCGTTACCCTTGCCCATACAGGCGGCGGCAGCGCGAATGCGATTGCTTGCACATCAACGCCTGCCATCTCAGCCTATGCGGCTGATCAAACATTCTGGCTTATCCCAACAGCGGACAATACCGGCGCTGTAACAATTGTCATTGACGGCAATGCATCGCGTGCCGTTGTCGACAAAGCAGGTTCAGCACTGACAGGCGGTGAACTGGTATCTGGCACTCTTTACAAGCTTTGGGATAATGGCACACATCTGCGTATTACCAATCCCGATTCAAGTGCTGGTGCCGCAGCCGCTGGGTTTTCCAAGGAAATCAACGCCGCTGCGCTATCCGGCGCTTCTTATTCCATCGCTGATTTTGATTGGACAGAAGCTTATATCATGATCAAGGAAGCAGAACCAAGCGGGGCCAATGCGGAACTGCATATGCGCTTTTCTGATGATGATCTGGTTACTGATGAGGCGTCAGGGTATTTGGATTGGACTGCAACCTCAACTGCTGAATTTGAAATCTATAGCGGTTTCCATTGGGATAATGGAGGCGACCTAAGGAGCTTCTGGATTCATATTATTCGATCAGGAGCAGAACTCATTATTTATTCCAATGCCTTTGGCGCTTTCAACTACGGGTCCTTCAACAACGGAAACGCGGTCAACGGACTTAAAATATATCCAGATAGCGGCACATTTTCAGCTGGAACCATAACCATGTGGGCGAAATAAAATGACAGTCAAACAAACGATTAGCCGTCGGGTTGATGGCGTTTACACCGATGTCGAGGTTGATCTGACAGAGGATCAATTGGCAGAGCATAATGCGGCGTTGAACAAGCCAAAGGTCAAACGCCGTGAATGTGAGTTCCGTGAGTTCCTGGGCGTATTCACAACCGCCGAGCAAGTAGCGATTAAAACCGCTGCCATGAACCCGGCAAACGTGGCTCTTGCGCTCTGGTATGATAAGGCGCTTGGCGGGGCTACCATGTCGCTGGATCACTCAGCCACAACGACGGGTCTTGATGCGTTGGTTGCTGCGGGTCTGATTGATGCGGACCGTAAGGCTGAAATTCTCGCTACGGATTTCGATCTGATCTAATGCCTGATTTCGAATGCACGTGGTGGCCTGACATTTGGTTCGGGTTCAACCTTCAACCCTGTTGCGAACAACATGATTTAGGCGGCTCCGATTGGAGCCTTTTTTTATGCGTGCTTGAGCTTCTGCCTTGGTGGGCTGATTGGGTGGCTGGCTTGATGCTGGCTGGCCTTACCATTTTTGGCGGGGTCTATCGCGCAACTCAGAACCGAAAGAAGAAACCATGATGAAAGTCAGTAACAAGGGCCTTGCAGAGATTGCAGGTCATGAAGGCATTGTGCCGAAACGCTATCTTGACAGCGTGGGTGTCTGGACAATCGGCATCGGCCACACTGCTAGTGCGGGCGATCCAATGCCAGCACTGGTCAAAAGGGAGCTTTCCATTGCTGAAGTGATGGAGATTTTTCGGCGCGACATAGCCAAGTTTGAAACCCGCGTGAACAAGGCGGTGAAAGTTCCACTGCTGCAACACGAATTTGATGCGCTGGTATCGTTTGATTTCAACACGGGCGGTA